CATATCAGGTAGTACTGTTTATATCACAGGTAGTAATGTAGCAATTGGACCTTTTAGTTCAAGTTTTGCTAATATTACTAGTGGTTCTATTACCGCAAGTATTAGCTCAAACTTTATTTCCGCTAGTGTTGTAAGCGCAAGTAATGCTAGAATTAATAATTTAGTAACTACTAATTATACTAGTTCTTATATTGCTTTACAACCCGATGGTGCTATTTATTTTAACGATAATACATTAGCAGTAGCTGGATTAAAAGCACAAAACTATGTTGATACTGGTTCATTAATTCCTTTTGGAGATACAGCAGGTGATGCTTTTAGAATTGTATCCGCTAGTACAAACTGGTTCTTTATAGCATCTGGATATGATGCAACAGGTTCATTACCTCCATCAACAGGAAGTGTACATTACTTTGGAACAGGTTCAGTATCTGCAAGTGCTTTTGAGTTATTAGGTAACAAAATAAACAGTGTATTAAGTTCTAGTTTATTATTTTATACTATTAACAGTACAATATTTGCTCTTAGCGCATCATTTACTGGTTCAAGATATAATGGAATTATTTTCCAATCTGGTTCTTTTTCAGGTTCCGTTTCAGGTTCAACAGGTACTTCGTTTAATACAATTTTCACATTAGCTGGAGGTACTAATTATACTTCTAGTTTCTTAGATAGAGGTGGTAGTATTTCTTTAGATAATTTAGGAAATATTGTTATTGATAGTGTTTCTGGTAGTGTTTACTTAGCTAAAGATAGACATGATATCTACATTGGTGATGGTACTAGCTCAGCAAATATAGTATTTGATTACAACGGTGCTATTAAAGGTGAAGCGGGGAAAAATGTAGTATTAACAGTAGGTTCTAGTGATACTACTTTACTTATTACAGGAAGCCAAATCAATTTAGGACCATTTACAGCATCTTTTGCTCAAATTAACAACGGTAATATTACAGCAAGTGTTATAAGTTCATCTACTTTAATAGGTAATACTTTATATGTAACTTCATCTGTAAGTGGAGCTAATGCTAGATTTAATACTGGTAGTTTTGGCTTAATTTCAGGAAGTAGATTAAACTTAAATAATAACAGTGGTATTTTCTTCACAGGAAGTACTTCAACCCCAGGAGCAAGTATTCAATTAGACAATTTTGGTGATTTAGTATTATCGGCTGTTAGTGGTAATGTTAGTATTGGTAACAATACAAACGAAATCTATATTGGTGATGGAACAGGCTCAGCATCATTATTGTTTGATACTGGAGGAAATATAAAAACCACTAATGGTAATGCATTATTGATAGGTTCATCTTCTGCACCTTTATATTTAACAGGTTCAAGTGTTGTATTACAGCAAAATGGTGGTACTACAGTATTTGGTGGATCTACAGTAGTTACAGGTTCATTTACAGGTTCATTTATTGGAAACGGTTCAGGATTAACAAATTTAAATATATCCTCTTCAAATACATCAGGTTCATTTACAGGTTCATTTGGTGGTACTGGTTCATTAAGATTAGAAACAGGTTCAGTAGGTTTATCTTTAGATGTAGCTTCTGATTTCTTAAGATTTTCATCAGGTTCAACTGTAAACTTTGCAGCACAACAAGTAGCAGGTACTACAAGCATGTCTTTTGCCTTTAATACAGGTTCAGCTGTTGGTGGTCAAGGTGCTACATTTGATGTTAGAGCAACTGCTGTTATAATGAACCCACAAGGAGCTAACTACAATGAAAATTTAAGATTACCAGCATCTCCTGGTGGATATTCTTCTATTGTAATGAATGGTCCTGTAGCAGGATTAGCATCTCAAGGAGGAGTATGGTCAATTTTAACATCCCCTTCATCATCAGCAACAGGTAGTAACTTTTCTATAAGACATTTCAATACAGATGTTATAAATGTTTATACTTCTAGCTTAGTACAAATAACTTCCCCATCAGGTGCAATTTTATCACCTACAGCATCCACTATTCCTACATTTAGTGGTTCAGATGGTCAGTTCTTATTTGGAAATGTTAGTGGTAACCAAGTAATGTTTGTGTGGATGGCTGGTCGTTGGAGATCAAGTTCCTTAGCTTAACATTTCTGAGCCATTTTAATATTTATAACAGAATATTACTATGGCAAACATTCCTATTTGGACCGGTACTAGTACTTTCTTCCCTGGAGATACACCTTTTGGATTTTATGACAATGATTTCCAATTTCAACAGGATGCAGATAAAGTAGCTAAATTTTGTTCTCAACGCTTGGGTTATCCTTTGGTTGATGTTGAACTTCAATCAGGATCATTTTATACAGCTTTTGAAGAAGCAGTTACTGTTTACGGAAATGAACTATATGCATTTCAAGCAAGAGATAATTACTTGTCTTTAGAAGGAGCAACAACAGGTTCAAACTTAAATCAATCTTTAGTTAATCCAAGTCTAGCACCTATTATTAGAATGTCTCAACAGTATGCCGATGAGGCAGGAACTGGAGGACAAATTGATTGGTACAGTGGTTCAATATATTTAACTTCAAGTGTTCAAGATTATAATTTAAAACAATGGGCTATTGACAATAATATTACTGGTGGTATTGAAATTAAAAAAATACACTACGAACAAACACCAGCAATTAACCAACTATACAGTCCTTGGGCTGGTTTAGCTCCTGGAGCTATGAGTGCTGTTGGGTTAACAGGTTTAGCTGGATTTGGTCCTGCAACGAATTTCCTTTTAATGCCTTTAAGTTACGATATAGCTAACGTACAGGCTATTGAAATGAGTAACCAAGTTAGAATATCTAATTATACTTTCCAATTAGCAAATAATAAATTAAGAATATTTCCTATTCCTGGTTCAGATGATGAAGGAATACAATTGTGGTTTAACTATATCAAATTAGATGAAAGAAATAATGCTGCTGTAACCTCAGCACCAGGTGTTATTAATAATTTATCTAAAATGCCTTACAGTAATCCAAGATATGCTCAAATAAATTCAATTGGAAGAAGTTGGATATTTGAATATACTTTAGCATTATGTAAAGAAATGTTAGGATATGTTAGAGGTAAATACACTACTGTGCCTATTCCAGGAGCAGAAGTAACTTTAAATCAAAGCGATTTAATTGCTGCCGCTACATCGGAAAAAGAAGCTTTAATTGCAAGATTAAGAGATTATTTAGATACAACTTCTCGTCAATCATTACTTGAAAGAAAAGCAGCAGAAACTACAGCTCGTAATACAGAAATAGCACAAGTTCCAATGACAATTTATATAGGATAACATGGCATTATTTGGTGGTAATCGCGATATAAGTTTATTTAGACACGTCAATCGTGAATTGATAGGGAATATCATATCTCAAGAGGTAGTGCTTTATAAATGCGATTTAGTGGATACTAAAGTAAATATTTATGGCGAGGCCGCATCAGGTAGAATATTTCAAGATCCAATTTTGTTAAGTGCTTTAGTTGAAGTTGGTGACCAAACCGCACCTATTCAAGATGAATTAGTAGGATTTAACTGGCCAATTACAGTTAAATTTTTAAGAGACGATCTAGTAGATGCCAATATTGTACCAGAAATTGGAGATATATTAATGTGGCAAGAGGCATATTGGGAAATAGATAACGAAAATGTAGTACAATTCTTTGTAGGAAAAGATCCTGATTATCCATATTACGATGACCAAGGTAATAATCCATTAAATCCAGGATTAGAAAATTTTGGTTACAATTTATCAGTGATATGTACTGCTCATTATGTTCCTGCAGATAGATTAAATATTGTTAAACAAAGATTATAATGGCTGGAAGAAAACCTATACCAAAAACCCAAAAAGAAATTAGTAATTCTTTTGTAACACCTTATGATGTTACTCAAGGAGATCCTAATGATGTATTAGCTTCTACTAAAAATAGAGCTTTACAACAGTCTTGGAAAGGTGATACAACAAAACCATTTACAGTTAGTATTCAAGATATTGACGAGGCTATATTTTATTATCTTGAAAACGTAATTAAACCTACAGTAAAACATAATGGTGAAATCCTACCCGTTCCTGTTTTATATGGTTCTCCTGAAAAATGGAAATCATATCAAAAAGATGGGTATTTAAGGGATTTAAAAGGATCGTTAATGGCTCCGTTAATTATATTTAAACGTGAATCCATTGATAAAAACAGATCTATTGCAAATAAACAAGATGCAAATAATCCTCACAACTATGGAATATTTCAAAAAAGTTATAGTCCAAAAAATGCATATAGTAGATTTGATTTACTAAATAATAGAGTCCCTGAAAAACAATATTACGCTGTTGTAATTCCTGATTATGTAACTGTAACTTATACTTTTATAGTTTTTACATACTACCTTGAACAATTAAATGGAATTGTAGAAGCCATGAATTACGCTTCAGATGCTTATTGGGGTGATCCTGAACGTTTTAAATTTAGAGCTTCTATTGATTCGTTTGGTTTTCAAACTCAATTAAATGAAGCATCAGAAAGAGTAGTACGTAGTACATTTACATTAAAATTAAATGGACATATAATTCCTGATGTTATTCAAAAAGATACTACAGCTATATCTAAATTTAATAATAAAACTAAAACAACTTTATTTTTCGAAACCGTTAATACTCCCGGAACTACAAGTATGATATCATCAGTAAGAACAAGTCTTCCATCAACAACCTTTATTGACTCAAACTTAGTACCCGGTGGTGGTTCTAGTGGTGGAGGTTCAGTTGATCCATCAGTATTTACTTATTTAGTAGCTAATTACCAAAAAACAGGTACGGTTACTAATAGTACAACAGTAACATTTAATGTAGGTTGGTTAAACCCACCCTCAGGAATACCATCTCCAGATGTTAATAGTTTTACATTTTTCTGTAATGGTAGTTTAATTGAAAAATCCGCTATTACATCATTTACACAAGCAGCAGGTGTTTCTACTTTAGTTGTAGATACATCTTTATTAGGATATTCATTAGCCATAACAGATGAAGTTATAGGTATTGGTAAATTTGAATCAGGAGACTAATGGCAACACTTAATAGTAAACAATTCTCAACCCCACAAACTTTATCAGGTTCATTAACAGGAAATGTAGTAGGTTCTGTTACAGGTTCATCCTCAGGTTCATTTACTGGGTCCTTTACAGGTAATGGATCAGGATTAACAAACATCCCAGGTTCATCAGTTGTTGGTATTAGTGCAAACCGTTTAACTACAGGTTCAGTTACAGCTTCTGTTGATGTAGGAATATTTAATACTTTTAGATTAGTAAACGCTAATGGTATTTTATTTAATATTGGATCATTTGGTAACATAGGTATTCTAACTACATCTTCATTTTACACAGTAGAAGTTTCAGGTTCAGGTCGATTTACAGATGGATTATATGTTACTGGGTCATTAAGAGTATCAGGTTCATTTTCAGCAACTTCAGCTCAATTTACAGGATCTTTAGGTGTATCAGGTTCAACAAATATTAAATCATCAGGTTCATCTATATTTTCAATAGATGGTGTTACTGGTAGATTATTCCAAGTAGATGATGGTGTTACAGGTTCATTATTTTCAGTTAATAATGCTTCCGGTTTACCAATTATAAATGCTACCTCGGATTATATTATTACTATGGGTAGATTTAATGCACCTGGTTTAACAGTTTCCGGTTCAGCAGTTTATACTCCTACATCATCAACTGCTCCTTCTCATACAGGTAAAGAAGGTGAATTTAGATTTGTACGTACAGGTAGTTTAAACTTAATATATGCTTGGGTAGGTGGTGCATGGAGGTCAGGTTCATTAGTATAAAATTAT